AACTGCATAATAGGTAACTTGTGAGTTTCTTTTACTGCAGGTTTTCCATTCTCATCATAGAATATATCTAGGAATTCATATGCATATTCTTTTTCTTCTATTCTTCTTTGTTGTGCTGATACAAGATGTGGTGGGAATACAGATACTGATCTATGTGCAAATGCTTCTTCAATATTTCTAGGATGCTGAGATATTCTCAACTGATAATCTTCTGGAGATAGTTCTTTTTTCCATTCTTCAAATTGCTTATCTAAAGCTTCTAATGCATCTTCTACAAGTGAATTACCATATTGATCTATATGTGGAGGCATAGACCATTGCTCAGGAATAAACAAACCTGAGAGACCTTCTGTACCATTCTTATCAATAAGATTAGTTTCTACTGCATAGATGTCTTTAGATGTAGGATTTAGGATCATATCCTTAAGTGGATTACACTGAGATAAATCTCCCACAGATCCTGCAGCTATAAACATACCTGTTGTCATTAAACCAGATCTCATTGCAGGTCTCATGTACTCATAGGTCTGATCCATCTTTGGTGCAATACCAGCCTCTTCATGGAAGAAGAACTTTACTGGACCTCCTACACCATTTGTTGGATCTTTCTCAAATGACATGCCTTGCATTGTACCTTTGAGACCAACTTCATTCTTTCTATCTCCTTTCCTTACTTCTATCTTCTGTTGCCACATCATTACCTTATGTGGAGTCATTGGTCTATACCATGCAGTATGCTCATTTAAGAAAGCAGCATATTCATCTAAGAACTTCCATGATCCTTTCTCATTTATGTAATCTTTAAGACTTGCTCCTATCTTCAGAGTAACCCCAGCCTCAAACCAAATTTGATTTAATAGCTTAGCCATGTGAAAATAAGAAGAAGCTATCTGACGTTTTTTAAGAATAGCTACATGCTTAAAGTTGAGCTCTGCCAGTAATTCATAGAGGGCCATGTGATATTGGGCATCCCTGATTTTAGCAAAGTCAAAAATTTGTTGTTCTTTATCAAATATTGGTAGGAAATTAAGCCACATGTAGTAATCTCTTGTAAGGTACCAAGTTCTTTCTCCTGACTTGTAGATAACTCCTCTTCTACATCTAAGTTTTTGTTCATCCCAGTAATTGATGAAGTCTTTGGACTTAAAGGGAGATTCGCAGTAATATCCATTTTCTCTGAACTTTCTTGATTCAGAATTAAATAATAAGCTAGTTTCATTAAAGTTATATTTACCTGGTTCATCAAAAATATTTCTTATAAACTTGGCAAACTCTTCTCTTGAAGAAAAGTCTGTAACAGTCCAAGTTCCATTATCATAGGTTGGTATGTTTTCAAATATCTCCATTACTGATCATATGCCATTCCAATACCACCTCTTACTCTACTAGATTGTTCTTCTTGTAAATCTTTATATACTCCTTTAAAAGAAGCTCTAATCTGATCAAAGTTTTTTGCTGCAGCAACTATAGAATTTATATTGCCATCTCTTCCATCTGTAATTGGTGTATTCTCCATATATCTACCTAATCTATCTAACATAGATGCAATACCTTTATATGCTCTAGATGTTGGTGTCTCATACATTCTTTTACAAAATTCTAAAGCTATAAATACATCTTCATCTTCAGTAGAAAAGTCAGCGTCTATTTGCTCAAGAATAAGAGATTCTTTATCTACTTCTGGTGTATAGAAAAATGGATTTAAGTCTGGGTTTGGACATGTCATGTAAAACAAATACTGATAAATTTTAATGTAATTATCAGGATAGTTATCCATAACCATCTTAAGTGCTTTTAATGTATAGCAATGCTCTGTTGGAATTACTTTACCATTCTGTATGTCAAATAGTTTTACAATCATTTCTTTTAAATATATTATTGACAGTCTTTTTATTGATTTTATGTCTTTTATTCATAAACATGAATTTCAAAGCATCCATTAATGAAGTAGCTACATATTCTTTATAGCCAGAGTTTGAAAGAACTGACCAAGTTTTCTTTTCTAAAAAAAGATTCTTATATTGAACTTCTCTGGCATCTATAGGAACCTTACAAAGATTCTTTATTAGTGTGTATTTAGAAGTTTTCCATTTAATATCACCAACAGATATTACATCTCTGTTATCAAGACCTGTTTTAAAGCTAAAAAAGTGTATCATTTTATTTCTTTTTAATATTCTTTCTATTATCATGTAAGTAATGCATAATAGCTGCTACTTCATCTTTTAAATAGGGTATCTCAATTTGTGATACATCCTTAACAACAGGATCTCCATTGTGATCATAACTTGTTAAAGGATAACCATATCTATCTTCTCCTTCTGTTTCAAAAATTATATGATGGATAAACATTTTTCCAGGTTGTAACTTAGGATTGTGTTTTATTATCATATACATATAAATACTCAACTGTAAACTATAGTGATTAAAATTACAATCATCTAAGTTAGATACAGGAGAGAGTAGCTTTTCAGAAACTCCCTCCCAATCTTTGTAAGATTCAGTCTTAATCTCTTTATTAGTTTTATAATCAATAATGTTTACTTTACCATTAACTACTTCTACGAGATCTGACTGACCACAGATGCCTGCTGATTTAAGATAAACCATATGCTCTGGATACACGCCTGGTTCTAATTTTTGTGAAGGAGCTATCTTAATTCCATTTGCTAAATCATTAGGTTTAAACACTGGAACTGTAACACCCTCTCTTTCTATTGAAGCTAAAGAACATAAGTCAGCTTCTCTTTGGTTGTGATAATAGGTTCCAAGTATAATTGCTCTTTCAGATTCTGCATTCCAAATAGATACAATATCTTTTGGTTCAAGCCCATACCATTTAGATCTCTTATTCTTACAAACCTTCTTTGCTATCTTCTCTGCATCAAAAGGTTTTTTAAAGTGAGATACTAGTGTAGTAACACTTATCCAATTAATTTCTGACCCGTCATTGCTTTTATAGCTATGATCTTTGGCATTAAATACTATACTCATAATTTCTCTAATTCTTCTTCTTGTTCTTCAGTAATTAAAGCATCCCATTTACCTAATGGACAGGAAGCAGATAATGATCTAGTTTTAAATGTAAGTGAGCACCCACATTCATTACAGCAAGGAGCTGTACCTTTTACTGCACATTTTCTACCTTTTACTGGACACTCATCACAGATGTCATATCTTAGTCTAGATATTTCTTCTACTGTCTCATCCCTAATTACAGAGTTTTTGATTCCCTCAAAAATCTGTGATCTATTTTGCCAAATAAGATTAAGTACGTTCTTCATTGTTTTTATTTTTAAAAAAATTAGTTTTTTTATCTTTTTCCTTCATAATTTTCTCCTGAAGTTTTATTAGATTATCTAATTTAATTTCCATTGCTTTTTTATTATGATAAGCTTTAAATGTTGAAGTATCGTGATCATCTAAAACTTTACGCAATTTATCTATTCCTTTTTTTACTATCATTGGTTTTGCAGTTATATGACCTAAACCATCTATGTTTATTCTTGGATAAGATAAATCTGTTAGTAAGCTTCTTACATTTTTATAATAAAATTCAATTATACTTTCAACTAAATTTTCTTCATGTGAATTTTCTTCAGCAAATTGTTTATAAAGTCTATTAGCCTTTTTAGGATTCATTGCTTAAAAACTTATAATCTAAAAGTATCATACCATCTGTCTGTATTTTTAAAGTTGGATTAATTAAAATTTGCTTTTTATTATCAGCATCTTTTATTACTAAACCTATTTTTTCAGCTTTATTAATACAATTCCTTACAGTTTGAGCTGATTTAAATATGGGATCTTCTTCTGAAGATGCATCATAGCAAAAATTAGTAAGTTCAATAGGTTGATTAAAACTTAAAAGAGTTAAGCAATTAAGATCAGATTCACTCATTGTTATACGATTAATATAACAATGAGCTAGTATCTGAAATTTTACAACCTCCCACTTAGGCATTTTTACACGCTTCTGTACTTGGTTTACTAATGCCATGATTAACCTCTTTTAAGTTTTCTTTTACCTTGCTCTGGCATGTTAGGATTATTATCAATATCATGATCTGCACCTGTATCCTCATCATCATTTTCTTCTTGTGGAGGATTCATCATCATTGCAAACTGATATTGAATATTAGATCTTTTAAATCTTGTTTCATCAATTTCTAAAAGAAGTTTTTCATAATCCAACTGAGCTCTTAAATAAGGCATTGATTCTCTATAGAATTCAAGCATTTTTTCTTTTTGCTCAGCTAATTGTTCTGGAGTCATCTCCATTTCTGGTTGTTGGTTTGTTTCCATAAGACATTAATTTATATTAGTTTACACAAATATATATAAAATAAGTTTAAATAAAACAAGTTTAAATAAAAAATCCAGGCATAGTACATACCTGGATTACCTTACTTAGAGAAGAGTAATTTATTTTTTCTTCATTTTAATTATACCACCTTTTTGCCCTTTGGGTTTTGGAAGCTTTGTTTCTATTTCTCTTAGAATATTTTTTAATTCAGCTCTATTCATTCTGTTTAAAACTATTGGAAGATCCTTTGCAATATTTATTGCAGGCTTTACAGATTTAACTGCAGGCTTTACAGATTTAACTACAGTTTTTACAATTTTGCCAGCTTGTGCTTTAGGCATTTTTTTAGTTGTCTTTTTCATGATTAGCGATTTTTTATAGTTAGGTTTAATATAGTCAGTAGGTAAAAGTTTCTAGATATATCCATTTCAAATGAGAATATATCTAATGATGATAATCTTATTCTTATCATTATTTTGTCCCACTGTTTTGTGGATGATTTCCAAGAGTTTCTAAATTTCATTTTATAGGTTTTTTAACATGTCTATTACTTTAGGATCTGGATACATATCACTTTTATCTTTTCTTACAGAGTTATGTGTGTAGATTCCAGGAACCCCTTTAAATGCTTCTTTATCAATTGCCCAGATTTCTGATCTATAAGTCTTAGGAATATCATATGTTTCACATAAGTACTCTACCAGTTGTCTTAGAGATTCAATCTGTGCATCTGAATATTTGTACCAATATTTGGTACCTTTAAATGGTGTCTC